AAACAAATATATATTATATGCTATTTTCATTTTAATTTCTTACTTATTCCTGTTAATTATAAAATGCCGCAAGCTGTATCATCTGGAAAGGATGGTACTTTTTTTGTGCAACTTTAACAACAAAGATTCAAACAAAAATGCTTCTCTCTGGTCTTTTTTGTCAAATTATGATATAATGGATATAGATACAGGAGAGCTTTCCGAATATATCGAAATGAAAAAAACAGAGAAAGCAATCTTAACTCAGCACCTTGAAAATTTCTATCATATCTGGAAGAATAAACGCGGAGCATATGTTACCTATCTTCCTGACCCATCAAAACCGAAGGGGAGAAGGTCTATTTCTGCTTCTACCCAGGAAAAATTAGAACGAAAAATCATCGACTTTTACCTTGAGGCTCAACGCCATGAGGCAGAAACACAGCGTTTAAATAGCCTATGTACATTGCGGCAGCTGTACCCTCTCTGGTTACAATATAAGGCGTTAGAAACTACTGCCTCTAGTTATATCCGGCGGATAGATAACGATTGGCACGCCTACTATTTAGATGATCCAATCATTGATGAAAATATACTTCAATTTACAAAGGCAAGTTTGAAGGAATGGGCACTAACCAAAATCAAGAAGCATTCTTTCACTAAGAAGCAATATTACAACATGGCTTTGATTATCCGCCATACTCTTGAATACGCTGTTGACCGCGAAATACTTTCAAAAAATCCATACAATGAATTTAAAATTGATGGAAAGCTGTTTCGCAAAGTTAAGAAGCCGGAAGACGCTACACAGGTTTTTTTAACCTCGGAACGTCCTCTGATTGAAGCAGAAGCATGGAACGATTTCTATGAAAACAATCATAGTCCAGCGTTAGCAATTCCATTAGCCTTTCAAACAGGCGTGCGCCTTGGAGAATTAACCGCGTTAAAGACTACTGATATATGCCGTGATGGAAAATATCTCCATATTCAACGGATGGCTCAAAGGGTAGAACGTCAAAGGGAAGATGGTTCTTGGTGTCCAGCTTCGTGGACAACCGTTGAACACGTCAAGTCATCTGCTGGCGATCGTTATGTGTATCTTACCGTAGAGGCTAGGCGAATCCTTCAAATCATTATGGCTTTTAATAAAGAACATCATTTATATCAGGATGATTTTCTATTCTTCCAGAACGGGCGGCATATTACCCCGCTTGTAATAAGTAACTGCATTCGAAAATATTGCCATCACATTAATATAAATCAAAAAGGGATTCACAAAATAAGAAAAACGTATATTTCTGCTTTGCTTGATTCAGGTATTAATATTAATGAGATTCGCAAACAAGTCGGGCATGAGGACGAACGAACGACTTTACATAATTACAGCTTTAACCGTATTGAAACAGCTCAGAATGAGGCAGATATGGAACGGGCACTTTCTTAAATTAAGTCAACCCTACTCAACCCCGGAAACAGAATGTAAAAAACAAAAAAAGAAGCCGGAATCCTTTGAAATTAAAGGTTCCGGCATAAAATGAAAAAGAGCGCGAGACGGGACTCGAACCCGACTCAATTCCCTTATTTTTAAGGCAAAAACAGACTCCGTGTGATATTTCGTGTGATATTTGCCTCAATCTCCAAATTTAACACTCTGATGATTATTGCATTGGTTTTATATCGCCAGAATAGCCCCATTTGAAACAAAGTAATACATTTGCAAATCTTGTTTTATCTTTATCTTTGATTTACTCAATCACTTCGAGTTTTACTCTGTGCCCCTTTTGGCTGTCGTCCAGAGCATAAAAACAAGGGTCTTCGTTTCCTTGTAAGATATCATTGATATCATAGTTCCACCCCCATGCAGACTCAACGGCCAAAGAGCCGGAAACCGTTTCATATATTTCGAAGCTGTCATTCTCTGGGAGTCTTACAATCATCTTGTCAGAGCATGTCGCGGTGCCGGCCTCTCCTCCAAATGTATATACATTTCTTTTTTCTTTGCTCAGCACTCCATAATTTCGGTAAATTGTAAATTTTTCCGATGCCTTGTATAATTTTTCTTTTTTCATTTTTTGACCCTCTCTTTCTTTTTGGTGGGGCGGTTGCCCTCCCCGATAAATTTTATTCGTTGCTCATTTTTCTTCGGCACTCCAGCTGTTCTCCTATACATCCTGGTTTGATGGATTCTCTTGCTCTTAATTCGTATTTTTTCATCTTGTATTCTCCATTCTCTGTTTAATAGCGCGATTTATATATTCGTTTACGCTTTCCTTGGCTGCCGCTGCCCTTTCCTTAATAAGGGCTTTATCACCCTTTGGTACAGTCAAATTGATACGATCATATCTCTCGTTTATAAACTGATTTTGATACTTCACTTGATCAAACTCTTTTTTTACTTTTGGCATCCGTTGCCCTCTTCCTTTCTCTTGCCTTATGATATATAATAGATTCTACAGTTTGGGCGGTTTTGGCAAGTCCGCCGCCCTTTCTGCGTCCCTAAAACCTATTTATTAGGCTTTTCTTCATTTCTTGGCTTTGCATCCACAATTCTTCGGATTAAATCCAAAATTTCATGTTCGCTATGCCCTTTCTCGTCACACCACTCAATGACTTCTTTAATTTCTTTCCTATCCATATCCTCCATGTCGTTCTCCTTTCTCTGCCGCCCAGGTACTTGTTAAGTTTTATGTATTTCCCTTAACTGTTTTTATTATACAACATATTGCGTAATATGTCAATATATATTGCGTAATATGTCAATATATATTTTACTCAACTTAGAAAAAAGAACCTGGCAGGTCGCTCCCCACTCGGTTCTCTCTTTATTCCTCCGCCGTTCCCAGCATCTTAACTATTTCTTTTTCTCGTTCTGACAGCTCCCAGCGTTCCGCTGCTGCCTTCTCCGCTGCTGCCTTCTCCGCTGCTGCCTTCTCCGCTGCTATCCGGTCAGACAGCAAAAGCCCCCCTCCGAAAATTTCCTTTTTCTTCGATTTTTGAGCATCCAGGCGCGTGATTCTAGTGCATTCTCCACGTGCCACTCTAAAATCTACACCGTACTTGGCATACCTTTGTATCATCGCCGCCGTGACAATGTGATCCGGATAATCGTATTTTGGAAGTTGTTTTACCTTCGTAGCTCGCAGCTCATTCGCCTTATCGTTTACCAGGCGTGTCAAATCCGGCGTCGTCTGTGCTATGATATCCGAATCGAGGTTAGTGACAAATGACGTCCGCACGATCGCGCCGTTTTCGTATTCGATATTGCAGTCACAAATAACGTGATTCATCCGTTCCCAAGTCTTCGCCCCGTTTAAGCAGGTCAGCGATGGGGCAAACAGAAAGAATTTAATTCCTCTATCAAGATAGAACTCGCATATCTTCGTTAGAATTGAAAACGGCGGGTTATCAAGCACCACGCAGTCCTTCGGGTATTCCGCATTCTGGTAGTCTCCGCCAGGATAAAACGGGCGGATAATATTCTCCGGACGGATGCCGTACCTCTTGCACGCCCAATCCTTGATTACCTCATAGATCTCCGGCGGTGTATAACAGTCGTCCGTTGTTTTCTTTGGTTTAAATTTTTCTACAAATTCTTCGTAACTCTTACTTTTCATCGGCTCCTTATTCCTACCATTTCCGCAAGCTCGCGAAAATGGTTATAAATCTGCTCTGTAGTACGTTTATTATATGCGGGGGTAGCTTCGACCTCCGCACACACCTTTTCAAAAGTCGGCATGGCTCCCCACCTTGCCGACTTTTCATTTGCCGTTTACTATGCTTTTTTAAGATATTTTGAGCTGCAAAATCCGGTCTTTCCGTTGACGGACACCAGATACCACTTTGTACCGGCGATCGCCGTATAATATCCATAACATCTGACTTTGGTTCCAGTGCTCAGCACCGCGATGATCTTCTTTTCGGTTCCGGCGCCGCTTCGCATGTTAAGGGATGCCGTGGTTGTATATGTACCAGCGATCGCACTATTGGAGGATCTTGCCTTGTCAATGCTTACACTGCCTTCAGCAACCGCAACCGTGTGCGCGTTCCCGCCTGCAGAAGTGACTACAACCGTGTGCCCCTTTGTTTTTGTTACCAGGATATCGCCGCGCACCAGATTATCCGACTTCTGGCAGTGTGCGGCATCCGTGAGCACATCAAATGCCCCTGTCTTTCTCAGTGTCGCCACCTCTGTGCCGGTCGAGAAGTCTCCCACTTTAATACCTGCGTATAAGCAGCAAATCTGAATCAGTTTGGAGCAGTCCACCTCCACGTCCTTAGCGACCTTAGACAAATCATACCCGTATGGTTTGGCGGCTACCAGCGCAGTGTCACGATGATTCTGGCCGTAGCCGAGGTGATTGTTTCTGCATCCAGCCTCCATATCATCTGCGATCTTGTTTCTGATTGCCGGATCCTTTGCGCGAATAACAATCCAGCCTTTCGGGTGCAGGTACCAATCCTGTGTGCTGACTTCCGCGCCGCCTTTTTGATCGCCCGGCTGCCCGCCGTTGATGCCACCAAATTCATTGCTTCTCGCGCTTCCGATTTTTACCATCTCATTCTCCTCTCTATTTTCCCTCCGGGAGGATGACATCTGCCGTCACACCTTCCAGCGCCTGAGCCTCGTCAATCTTAACGCTCGCCGCATCAGTCAGCCCCTCTCCGATGATGTACGCTACCACCGACGCGCCCGCCATGATGATAGCTGTGACCTGTGTCGCTGTATTCTCTGTGCCTCCGGTTGCAACGATCATCATAGACACAAATGATGCAACTGCCGTCCACAATTTTCTGCTTGTCAATTTTCTAGTCCAATCAATTTTTTTCATTTTGTTTTCTCCTCTCAATCATCGATCGTATGTTTGGCAAGGATCCGCTGATCCATTTCCTTTTTCTCGTTCTCTGCGTCCTGCAAGTCTTTAAAGGCTTCCTCCAGGTCTCCGTTGTGGCGACCGTCTACGATCGCCTTGTAAATCCAAAAAAAGCAACGCCCCTGCCGGTGCTGGATCTTGTCATTGATTCTCAGACGTTCCTCTTTCTCTTTCTGACGTGCCTGATCCTCTAACTCCTTTTGAGTCAATCTTTTGTCGAGATATCTATATGCAAATTTAAACATGATCCCAATCACGCCGCCAGACCCTACCATAGCTACCAGGAGCGTCTCTAAAAACTGCTCAGTCGTCATACGCTAACGCCCTTACTATCCTTTCCAGGGTGTCCCCCCACATCCACATCAATATTTTTTTCATGATAGCGCCTCCTCTCATAGATTCCTAGCCTCCAGCTCTTCCTCGTCTAGGATTTTATCAACCCTCTCAAGCTGCCGGTCCAATTCCGGATCGTCTATCTCTATTCCGTGCTGTTCGATCACTGCCTGCTGTTTGCGGACGATATCAGACATGATCGAGACTACTTCGCACATCTTGTCGAGTATCTTAAACAAATTCATTTTTTGCCGCGATAATCTCCTTCATTTCGTTCTCAGTGATCCACCCTTTTTTGACGGCATTTTTAAGCGCCGCTTCTGTTAGTCTGCCCTCTTTATAGAGCTTTTTTAACCTCTCATACATGGTCTGTCCCTCCTATCCTAACTGTGCAATGATTAACTCGTTGATCACCTCGTCCTGACCCGCCACCGTGGTCTCCAGCTCTTCTACCCTGGCTTTCAGAGTCTTGTTTTCTTCCAGGGTTTCCCGTTTCTTGGCTGCCTCCAGCCAGATCTCGCGGTTACTCTCAATCGTTTCTTCCAGACCGACTCGGTAGGACGTTTCCAAGGCGTAATGATCTGCCCTGTAGGCGGTGTTTCCATCCTCGTCCCGATATTCCTCAATGTTTTCGCAAAAATGGGCTACCGCCGCCCCTCCGGGCATCTCATGCAGCACCTCTAACCACGTTTTCCTCGGTTTCTCGCTGTAATTTTCTTTCATCGCTTATGATCCTCCTTAATTTGATAGTGCCGCCTATGTACGGCTGGATATCTGATCTAAACAGCATCTCGGAGTCTGTGTGATGCAGCCTTCCCATGTATGCCATCATTCCGGCAGCGTTCCGGGCATTGACATGACTCCCGAGCTTGCAAATCCGTTTGGCTTTGCGCTTAACCCGCTTGAGGATTGATTTTCTCAGCTCCAGGTGCCCGTCCGGGTAAAACTTGCAGCCCAGGAAGTCCAGCGCCCGGCAGCTCTTTTTATACGTCCTCCAGTTCTCCCGGTTCGGGAGCCTGCAGAACGCCTCCCACTTTCTCCAGGTCGTCTTGCTCCGCATCCGGAACACCTGCCAGTCATGTTTCATCGTCAGGTTTTTCCTGGCGAGCTCTTGGGCGATCATTGTCCGGCATTTATGCAGCTTACGCTTGTTTGGTCCTATAAGCACCATATCGTCGATATAGCGATAGTAGCCGTAGTCCTTACCAAGAAACGCCTTGATTTTGTGATCTACATCCTCCAGCAGGAGATTGCAAAACCATTGCGAGGTGTAGTTCCCAATCGGGATTCCCTGCGGACAAGAATCTATAATCACACCGCACAGCCACAGGACCCGCTTGTCCTTAATCTTCCGGGCGAGCGTCGCCTTTAAAACCTCATGGTCGATTGACTCATAGTAGTGATGCACGTCCATCTTGGCCACGTATTTAACTTTGTCCGGATGCTTCCGGATCCGTTTGCGTATCGCTTTCCGGATGCGCTTATCTCCCCGCTCTGGAATCGAACCGCAATTGTAGTGATACATCCCTTTTAAGATGTATGGGGATACTACCTGCATTAGTGCGTGATGGATACACTGATCTGGGAAAAATCTGGGCTTTGCAATCCTCCGCTTTTTCTGGCGGATTCCGTCGTTGATTGTCTTGTATGCGTATTCTGACGGGACATATGCCTGACTGAGCAGCATATCCCGGATGACTTCCGCATAGTGATCCAGCCGCCGCAGAATGTGTCTCACATTTCGCTGTCTCCGCTTTTTCTCAGAAGCTTTCCAGATTGCTCGCTTTATGTTGTCTAAATCGCAAATCTGCTCGTATAGATAGCCCGCCCGCTTGGTGCGGATCAGGCTCTTTGTCATTTGTATTTGTTGGTGCAATGGTAAATTACCTCTTATTCTGACCTCGCGGACGGTCGAGAATTAACCTACTAGCCCGCGCCATTTATCGGTCGTATTTTTGCCAAGTGGCAAGGGATAGAGGGGCGCATCATCTATCAAAAGTTAGGTGATATCTAAAAAACAAAATCAGAAAGAGGACGAGAGCCGTAGTTCCAGTTCGCGTTCCCGAACCCGTTGTTGCAGTTGCGATAGCGCGGCGAGACGTTCGCGCCATTGTTGAACGTGCCGCCGAAGAACGGGCGCTGCCCGTTTTTATTTTTCCAGCAATTCGCAGCTTCATAGCTTCCTGAGCCTGCTCCGCCTCCTACTACTTCCGGCATTGATAAAAGCGGATAGTCCTTGATGTAATGCTCTTTTTTGATATATCCAGACAGTTCAAAATTGTTGCTATTGTCCGGATTTAACTGCAGGCTCTGATCCAGTTTTGTGTAGCCCTCGTAGGTGTCGCTGTATTTTGACGGGTCTTTGCAGACGTACATCTCCAGCACACAGTCTGTCTCATTAAATTTGAGGTTCAGACCATCCACACCTGTGTGGAGCATTCCGAAGAAGTCCTCCACCCACAGGCAACGGTTCGAATGCAATCCGTCATTCGGTCCACAAGTTCCATTTGGGGATGCCATTTCGATTGTGCTTCCAGTCCGCTGGCAGCCTCTCCAAATCATCGCTTCCGGAGTCACATTAAATGCATCGCCATCTACCACGATATCAATCCCACCATCTACCGCCGTTGAGGTCTTAATCTCTGTGATTTCTCTATTCTGTGCGATGGAAGCATTCCATACCGCCGTGCCAATGTTGACGATCTGACCGACCGCAAACTTGGTAGCGTCTGCCTGTTTTACTGTGACCGTATTGGTGCCGGTCGCTGTGTTTAATGCTGCATATGCCGATCCGCCCGACTCCGAAAAACCTCGTCCATAGGTGTCTCTTGCGTTTGAGTCTGCCGACATGATATCCAGCAACGCCGCAAATACCTCCCACGCCCAAACGTCGATAATCTGCCAGTTATCACCGTTTGTCTTGACTTTATTCCGGTAATTTGTACAGGATGTGTTATAAGTCGGGATCACTCCAGCTACCGAGATATAATGACCGGCTGCGTCCACGTAGCCCAAGAAGCATGGGAAATAAAAGTGATCCGGCTTCGTTCCATCCGCTCTCTGCATGAGGTTCTTGACACTCACGGATGCCGGGTAGCGATCTGTCTGTGCGATGATTTTATATTCCCAATTCTGACCGGTGCTGTCCTTTGCAAAATAGTGCGAGTAATACATATCGGACGGGATCTCGTCCATGACAGACGTTCCTGCTGCCGCGCCGGTCTTCCCGTACCAGTCGAAATCCGGATCGCCCAGATATGCGACCGCCTCCCCCGCCATCGTCAGGTTGCACGGTCTGATTTTATTGTACGGCCAAAGATTCATGAGGTCGTTCTCTACATCTTCGTTACCGCGTGCAAACTCTACAGTCGCGCCGGTTGCCTGACCGATCCTCGTCCACTTTGTGCTGCTCTGCGGCGTGCCATCGTCCGCGCACATCCTCTTGATGCCTACCATCGCCGCAGATGACTCCTCCAGCGCCTGGACTCTTTCCTCTAATGCCAGTAAATCCTCTTCACTTGCCACTCCTCCGGCTGTGATGGTGATGGACACATTCTCGGCATTGCCGACCGAGAGATACAGATAATATTTAAGAGATCCTGGAGTCTCGCTGTTATAGGCTGGCATCCAGTCCGGCTTGTCCGGTTTTGTAACCATGATACTATAAAGGACTTCTTTACCATCTCCGCCTTTGGCATAGACGCCGAGTTCTGTCACGTAGTAAGCCTCTTTTACGTCCTTATTTGTCGCGATCAGACTCAATCTACAAGTGGACTCGTTCGCGACCTCTACCTTGCTGATACCAAAGTAGTCCTTTCCGGATTTGAGCGTCAGCATCTTTTCCAGCGTCGCCGCGCTCTCAGTGCCGGTATATGTGCCGTTGCCGAGCTGGAATCTGGTAAATTCGATCTTTTCGCCTGCTAAACTTTTGGCATGCAGTTCTCGTCCCTTCTCGGTCAACAGGTTTTTGTAAATGTCTAACATTTTTTGACCTCCCTTTTAAATCAATAAACTATAGTGGCCTGTATATCCGCCATCGCATGGGTTCCCGCCCAGCAATCTGCAATAACTTTAATCACATCGCCCTTTTTTGCCGTAAATGACTTATTAAACATGGTCCCGCGCCAGGCGTAACTATTGCCGCTGTCGATGTTCCGGCTGTCAATGACTACGCCATTCTTCCGGATTTCGCAGGTGCTTCCACGGTTTCCGTAGCTGGCAGCTCCTCCGCCGTAGTAGACCATTCCATCACGCGGCATGGTAAAGCTCTGTTCCTGATACCCCTCCGATGTTCCAGAGCCAAATCCTCGCGCCGAGAACGCAGATATGCACGCCTTCCCGATCAGAGAATCGACGTGTTTCTTTTCAAGCCACACCTCTGCGCACATAGTCCCGGAGCTGTTCTGCCATCCGCTGTAAAAACCTCCCGGCATCCAGTTAATGAGGTACGTCTTTCCGTCCGTGTGGTTGTACCAATAGGCATTCTTGGAGACTTGCGAGCTGCCTCGATTTGCCGCTTTACCATTTACTTTCTTTCCGTTACTCCAACCGCCTGTTCCCGCCAGCGTGGTGTCCTCTTCAAGGTTTCCAGGTGTCTGTGACTTGAGATCCTTTGCCACCACTTTTCCGCCGTCGTAAAAGCCCATCTGGACGCTGTACTCTTCGCCAGCGCTCAGGATCTTTGAAACTGTTCCGCGATTTACTCCAGAGCCGATCACTCGCCCATCTGGTCCATATGCCACTTTCCCTTCTCTTAGATCGACGTCGGAAAAGTCCGCATCGGCTCCCCAAGTGCCCTCAATCAGGCAAATCGTTTTTCCCGCTGGGATGTTTTCCGGATCGATTCCCAGCTCTTCCGGCTTGCAGCACACAAACGCCCGACCGTCGCCCGGATAACAGCCCCACGGCGGAGATAGGGCGATCTGAACCTCGCCCTCAGAATTTCTCGCCGCCGCAATCTGCGCCGCTCGATGTGCCGGAACATCACCCTGTCCGGCATCGATTGTCGGGGAGCCTTTGGCGGAGGATAAATCCGGCATCGTTCCACTCTGGGGATCTTCTGTTCCGTGCCCCAGAAATTCCGCATTCTCTAGCACCTTCTCCGGCGTTGCTGTCAGTTCATCGACATCGACCGACGCGCCTCCGGTCATCTTTTTTAGCTCCATCCTACACTCCTCCCTCAATCAGCAGCCCGAAATCTCTCGCCGGTCTTTTTTTGTAGCAGGTCAACACGACCTTTCCGTCCTCCGTAAGCGCCCGACCGAATCGGAAGAAAGCAGACTGTGCATCCTGTTCCGCCACTATCTCCGCTGGGGTCGTGGCTGTAGTCTCAGCCCACACTGTCCCCCCTTGCGTCGCTTTGACCGTAGCTTCGATCTCCTGGGTATAAATGGCCACTCCATCCTCTTCGGTGGCTTTCCAGGCATCCGCCAGCGCCACGATATGGATCTCTTTAAATCTGTTTTCCAAGCTCACCATGCGGGTCTCCAGCGCTTTGATTGACTCCGCGTTCTTGCTGATCTGTTTTTGGAGGGTTTCCGCCGCATCCGCACCGAGCGGCAGTTTGAAATACTCCCCATTTTTCCAGATATAGAGCGCCGCGTCCTCTGGATCAACGTAGAGCGTATCTGTGGCACCGACCGCCGGAAATTCTGCCCTCTTATTGGTTATGATGCTTTTCTCGATGTCCTGCCATTCGATGTCATAGCCCTCACTGCTCTTTTTAAATGGCAGCTGTCCCGGCGCTCCTCCGTTAAGAGCGGCGTCCATCCGATTTACCAACTTTTTAAGCTCGACAAAATCCGTAGCTGACACCAGTCCTGTGTCTGTCCTCATGACTACATTGGACGAGCTGGAAACCTCGATATTGATGCGCTCTACTATGTTGGAAATTCCAATCCCATTCTCCGCTGGGAGATAGACTCGCTGCTCATCCGTTACCATTAACGCATAGAGCACCTCGCCATCATCTGGATCTTTGGCGTAGATTCCGAGCTCCGTGACATAGTAAAGATTATCCAGCCCCTTATTGCTGAGGATTACTGTCACTACTACGGTTGCCGGATTTCCGTCCGGAATGTCGATCCCAGAGAAGTTAAATTCCTGCACCGGCTCCCGCAGCTCGTCCGCCGTCTCCAAGTCCTCATCCATCTCCCACACACCGGAGCCGGACACCGCTTTTGTAAATTCTGTAGTCCCCCGATTTGCCTGAGTTTTAGCTATCAGAGCCTTTCCAGCTCTGGTTAAGATTCCCTTTTTAAAGATGCTCATGTCTCACTCCTTATCGTCTGCTCCGATGCTACCGTCAGGGCGCAAACCGGCACGATCTGACGGTTGTCCTCGATCGTCGTGTCGAGCCCGCCCACGATGACCTTGTCCTCCGTCTGAGCCGCCTCGTTAAGTCCGATGTACTCAGCCAGGAATGTAGCGCGCTCCGGGTCATCGATGTGGATATCATTGGATATGATCCCCAGCTCTTCCGCGCTCATTGCCACCATTGCCGCCCACTGGGTCTCCTCCGTGTGCTCAACGGCGATGTATCTGAGGACAGATGATTTGTTTTTTGCTTTTTCAATGATACGTGCAAATCGTTCATACATCATCGGCTCCATCTGTGCACCGGTGATAATATCAAACGTGCCTGGTGTTCCAGAGCCGTCCTCAAATTCGTACCACGGCACGGACTTGCCCTCCCCGAACACTGTCCGGATCAGGTCGTCCACGCTCTCCTGTGTACCCGCTTTGAGGTACCAGGCAAGCGAATTTTTGATGATTGCTCGCTTTGTCTCAATGTCCATCGACTCATCATAGTATTGAGCACGTGACTCTATCGCCATGTAATCCAGGATGTTTTCCGGCTGCTCATCTATCGCCGCATACATAAGAGTACGGCGGCTGAAGGTAAGCAAGAGCCGCATCGCTCTCTCGATCGCATAACTGAGTGCCTGCATCTTCGGCTCATTTTTGAGGACTGACGGCAGGAGATCTTTTGGTCCTCCATCCGTGATCTTAATCATCCTCAAGCCCTCCGTATACCACATTGATTCCATCCTCTTTAATGTCAGCCACCGCGATATCCTCGACAACGGTAAACACCGGCTTTGTTATTCTCATACGCTTGACACCCGTCGCCTTGATGCGCTGCTGCAGCTCATCCGGATTGATGTCACGCCCGATCTTTGACTTTTGCCAAAGGACGTAATCATCGACCGCCTTTTTGACCTCCTCGCCAATGCTGTCCGCTCTGGCTTTATCCGCCCGGCTGATCCAGTACGTCAGCGAGATCTCAAATTCCGACCGCTCCGGAGCCTTTACGATGACCGTGTCGGTCAGCATCTTCCGCCCCGGCTGCATCATGTACTCTTTTAACCCAGACAGGAATTCTTCGCCCGGCAGTTCCCCATCTTGCAGGAGGCACAAAATCTCCACGACACACGGCTGTGGCGTCCTTGATTTGATGTCTGCGATTGTTTGGTTATAGTCACGCGCGATCTTTTCGTAGGCTGCTCCAGAGCCTCCGGATGTGTAGCCATCCGGTGCAAGGTAGATCTCCTCTTTTAAGTCCTCTTCCGTCTCTGCATCCGTGCCATTCTCGGACGCTGTGACATTCTTCGCTGATTTAATCATCGGGACAAAATCTACCATATATTTAAGATCCCCTACACCGTAGATGTTTCCGCCCGTGCCTGGCGTCATGCAGGTGGCGCGCACGTCTGCGTACTGATCCCCGGCTGGAATCTCAGCGTATTCGTTTGTGGCAAAATAGATACCGTCCCCCGCCGTTACTCGGCTACCTGCCGGGATTCCAGTTGCCGACGTTCTGACTGCCGACGCCCAGAAACGGATCGTTGCCGTGGCTCCCGTCGCCTCGCGCGGATAGATTTGTTTCATCGCGCCCAGATTTATGAGATAGTCCCCGAACGCGTGTTTTAAGGTATTCATTTTTCCCGCAAAATCTACTTTTTTTAATCCAAAAAAGATATAATACGCCGCCGTCTGAAGCTTGATTCTCTCCGTGCTTGCCTTTGACAGGACGATCTCCTTGCCGGTCAGCTCGGCGTATCTGTCTTGATACCACTGGATCATGTCTGTTTCCAGCTGCTTCAGGGTGTACCCGTCAATAAAATTTACATCCGGGTACTCCTCCAATGGTTTTAAAACATCACTGCTCATCGTCACCGCCTCCCTCAAATATAATCCGAACCGTTGTCTCCCCAGTGTCCTGGTCGTGCTCAAACGTGATCTCATCTACCGCCACACGCGGCTCATATGTCTCTAACTTCTCGACTATCTCGACAGCGTAGTCATTCTCCATGTCTGGGGTTATCTCGGATAGGGCGCGCCACGATGTTCCCAGTTCCCTCGCTAAGGGGATGCTTCCCTCCGGAATGCGGAGTATGTTATTGACACAGTGCTTGATGTCGTCCATCGTGTCCTGATCCATACTGTCCCCAAATTGATAAACCACTCTCATGCTAGTTGTACTCCTCAAAAGTTGCGTCAATCGTGATTGCGTAGACCTCTCCGCGCTTTAACACGATGTCGTATGAGTCGGACAAGCTCGTCAGCTGCGCCCGGCTGCATATGTTTCGACCACCAACCACAAGCGGATGGATCTGTCCTATCTTTCTCCATAGTTTTTCCTCGACCTTCCTCGGTCTCACGCCGAGGGATGCGTTGAGCTCAATTTTTAAAGTGATACTGTCCAAATCTCGCCCCAGCCCCTCAACCTTTGGTTTTCCGCCGATGATGCTGTGCTCCGTCCGGCGGTATGAGCGTTTGCGCTTTAAATCCTTAAACGTGAGGACGCTATCGGAATTTACCTTAAATTTGATCGCACTCCCCCAGTTTCCGATCTTTGCCATTTAATCGCCCCCCATCTCGCTCAGAATCTCGCCTAGGGTTGCCGATCCGGATGCATCGCTAAAACTCAGTCTGCCGCCGGAAACCTTAACAGACGCCCCTGACTCAGCTCCGGAGAAACCGCCAAGCACGACACCCTCCTCTGATCCACTGTCCAGATGCAGTACCAGGACCATCTCGCCCACCGCTAAATGCTGTGGCAAGCCAAGCGGGGAAAATACCAGGAGATCGCCCGTTACCTCATTGCCTCGATCTGGGTAGTTTACCGTCGCAGTCCCCTCCGCCTCGTTAAATGAGTTTACAAACCCGATCCTGATTGCCATGTCTACCTCCTACAGTCTGTTAAATATCCGATATCCAGACACCCTCATCTTGCTCCCGCTGGATCCAGAGATGTTATGCGTTACTTTTTCAACAAAGTATTTGCCGGACAGAATTCCCATGTCCTCCCACTCAATATTGCAAGTCGCCACAATCTCCGGATCCTCCATCGCCGTGAATGAGATGGTGCAGGCTTTCTCGTTCTCCTCGTTGACTTTCGCTTTTGCAATTCTCAGCGCTTCCGCTTCGCTGTCTGCTTTTTGGCTGATGGTTAGGAGACGCTGATCCGTTCCGACTCCTACCGTGATTACCTGCTGCTTGCTATTCTTTTTCTTTTGCGGCACTGTGTAGGAGACGATTGCCCCGGTGTAAGTTCCCACCAGCGATTCTTCCCATTCATATTGACCGTCAAAATCGCTTTCCCGGAATTTTAGCGAGGTTCCACGAACCTCATAGATCGCCTTATCAAAGATAACCAGGGCTTTTTTATAAACTTTGAGATACATTCCCTGTTTTTCGCACATTTCCGCAAGGAATGTGCTATCCGGCTTGTTATCCTGCGTCACTTTTTCGATGACCGGCTCCGCGCCCCAGTAATGGAGATTTGTCATGGCGTACTTCTGAACCATCTGCTCCCCAATCTGCCGCAGCGTGATGTTGCCCCATGTCTTCGAGACGTTTTGCGTGGTAAATGATTCTGCCGCCGGAATGGAGATGCCCTTTACTACACACTGCCTCGGCGTGCCTGTGAACCGTACCGTGTCAAGGGTAAAGTTACCGCAATGATACCGCAGCAGGTCTCCCTCCTGTTTCCAGTTGTGCAAATAATAGGTCACATCAAGATCGTGCTCTTTCTCAAACCGGAAGCCTCCTGACTTGCTCAAAAAGTCAGTCGCACGGCTACAAAAGGTCAATGTGATGTCGTCCGATTTACCAGAGGCGTTATCTGTGTAACTTATCGACTCTAAGAGTCCAGGCGCCCATTCCAGCGGTATGCCGTCATATAAGATCTCAAAGGTCACGTGTCGATCATCCATCTAAGATCCGCCTCCATTCTGGATAATTTTCGGACAGCTTCGTCTCCAGAAATGACTCATCTTCCGGAAGTTTCAGTTTGACGCCCGCTGGAAAGATTAGATAGTCCAGTTTGTCCGGATTCGCATCCATGATTGCCTCACAGTGATGCTCGTCTCCGTATAGCTCCAGAGCGATCTGATCCCACGTCTGACCGCTCTGCGTGATGTAGGCTTTGTCCATAGTCCCTCCTAAAACGCAAGGCGCTGCTGATCTCTTAGATAACGCGCCATCATCATTTCAAATTGTTCCTGGTCGTCTCTGGTTGCCTTTCTGACTGTCTGCTCGTCCGCTCCATAAATTTGATAAGTCGGGGCGTATGTGATAGGCTGCGCCGCCTGCTGCGGCTGCGCTCCCCCACTTCCACCAAGGACGCCCAGTGCCTGACCTGCCTGCTGCCAGATTGACACCGACCGCTTAGATTTATCAAGTGGGACGTATGCCTCCGGTCCCGCCTCTGCCAGGAGCCCAAAATGCGGCTGATCAAAGATTCCGCCCTCGGCGTGACCTGGTATCACACCCGTTCCCGTGCTTGTATAACTTGGCTTGATGTTTACAGAGACATCGATCGGACTCCTAAATTTAGATTGAGTATAAGCTTTTACATGATTATAGAGCTCGTTGATTCCCGGCTCTATTTCCTTCTTTTTGTCTGCAATTCCCTGTGCGAGTGACGGCGGCAGTTTTCCGCCCACCTCTTTGGCCTTATTGTAGGTCGCCGTGTATTCCTCGCTTGTCGCGATCTTCTCGCCAGTATATGACCAAATCGCATCCGCCCCGCCGGTGATCAATTCCAGCATTTCCACGTCTTTTAGCGCATCCGCAAGTGCTTTCGGCACTTCTTTTCCTGCCTGCAGCGTCCTTCTTTTGGCTTCTTCCATCTGCTGGATCGTCGGTGCCATATTGTCAAGCAGCTGCTGGATCGCCGCACGACTGCCCTCGCTCAGTCCTTCCGTGTTTACTGCATTTATTCCAGTCGTCAGAATCTCGGTAAAATAATCGCCGTACATCTCCCCGAGGTTGTCGCTGTTGTCCATCTCTGTAAACGCCGTTTCCATGGCTCCGTCAAGTGCCTCTTGCACCCTCGGAATAGTCTCCCCTATCTCATCCGCCCATCCAGACGTGATTGTCTGTGTCATAAACTCGCCTGCTTTGGTCTGTACCTCCGCCATGCGCTCCTGATATTGCTCCGTAAATGTCCTAACCATGTCGTCATAGGTTGACTGGTCGATCTCTCCACCATTAAACATCATCTTGGCGTTGTAGATGTTGAGTGAGAGCGAATCCTCATACGTCTTGGATGCCTCGTCCAGTTTCTCCTGCATCTCGCTCTGGAGGTTTTGGAACGAGTCAGCGTCCAGTTTGACGCCGCTATATTTTGCTGTGACTGTCTCCATTGACGCCTCAACCTTGGCATCCGCGATCGTGTTCGTGATGTCGCTCATCTGCTGCTGGATGCCCTGGATGACCTCTGTCTCATCCATCGACAGAACGCCGTCTTCCATTCCCTTCTCGTAGGCTTCGCCCAGCTGCTTACCGAGCTCCTGGAGCTTGTCGCTCTGCTTCTCGTAGTAGGAGTTAAATTGTGCCTCGATTTCTGTTCCTTCTTCGCTTCCTCCAAACAAAACATCGAGATTGAGATTCATCGCGTACTGCTGTTGCTCTACCAGATCGATGGAGTCTTTGACAAACTGATCCAGTGATGACTTGTAGGACGAGTTCTCGTCCGCATTCAGCTCGATCCCCATCTGGACTTTCCAATTCAATTTGTCCATGGTCTCCTGGCTCTTCTGAATGTTTCCGGCAATGTCCTTGACCTTGTTAAACTCCTCCATCGTTGTACTCAGCTTCGTGAGGCGACCGTCGTCAATGATTCGACCGGCTACGTCGTCCAGCTCGCTAAGTGAGAGGGACATGGTCCCGAAATGCTCACTGAGGTTTTCTTTTTTTAGTTTTTCGTTTGCGATCTTTGCCTGTGCCGTAATTCCTGCGATCGCTCCGACTGCTACCGATGCTACACCGATTGTCGCAAGCACCGGATTTCCTGCCATCGCAGCTCCGAGGGTCTTGACCGCTTTAGCGGTCGTCAGAAGTGTTTGCGAAACTTTTGCCGTTGTGATGGTCGCTGCCGCCGCTGCGATTCCGGAGCCTATGACATCCGGGTGATCTAGCATCCAGGAGCCAACCGCCATGACCGGCTTTGAAAAGTCCTCGAAGACTTGTGCTGCCTGTTTCAGTTCTCGCTTGGCAGTCGGGACCCCCTCCTTGACTGCTGCCGCAATCCCGCCAGAAAATTTATAAACCTGCTCCGTGGCAAACTGTATGCCTTCGCGGAGCGGCTCGTTCAATCCGTCATAAATCTGAATGCCTGTATCCTGGAGCGCCGACTTCATGATCTCCAGATCTCCTTCCAGATTGTCCATCTTTGTCGATGCCATCTTTTCCAGTGCGCCGTCTGCGTGTTCCAGGGACTCATTCAGGTTGTCCCACTCGCTCTGACCGTCCTCCAACGTCGTATTCAGACCTGATAAGAGCGCGTTCAAGGCATCCACGTGCTGTTTTCCACCGATCGCAGACAGCGCGGCGTTTCGCTCCTCTTCTGTCAGTCCTGAGACGGCATCGTTTACGGTCTGCAAGGTCTCTTTTAATCCTTTAAACTTGCCGTTGCTGTCAAACGCTGAGATCCCCAGCTCTTTCATTTTCTTGCCAGCCTGACCGGCTCCGGTCGTCAGATTAATCATGACCGCATTCATGGCGTTTCCGCCTTCGGATGCCTTAATACCTCTGTTTGCCAAGACACCCAGCGCGGTTGCTGATTCTGCAAGCGGCACATGCAGGTTTTTCATGGTTCCGCCGACGCCCAGATATGCCTCCATCAGCTGTTCCGCCGTCTGGTTTGATTTGTTATTCGCCTTGGCTACAATGTTAAGATAATCGTCCAGATCATCAATCTGCACACCGAGAGCAGACATGGAATCCGTCACCAGATCCGATGCCCTGGCAAGGTCCATTTCCGTCGCCTCTGACAGACGCAGGACGCCCGGCAGACCCTTGATTGAGTCGTCCACAGACCATCCAGCCAGCGCCATGTATTCGAGAGCATTCGCTGAGTCTTTGGCAGTCTTTGAGGTTGTCCGTCCCATCTCCATAGCCGCCGCTCTTGCTCTCTCAAACTCTTCTGAGTTTGCATCTGCCGTCGCTTTCCAGGAGCTCATCGCCGTCTCAAAGTCTTTTCCGGTGCTGATGCTGGCAGCTCCGATCGCCGTCAATGCCGCCCCACCTGCAGCGGCCACTTTGGCTACCGTCGCAACCGTAGTTTTCAGACCCTTCCAGGCTCCATCTATCGCCGGGGCTGCTTTTTCGAGCGCTGCCTCGGTCGTCATCGTCTCAGCGTTTGCCGCTGCTGCGTCCTTAGCGATGGATTTTAACTGCTTTTTTGTCAGGGCAACGGAAGACTTTAAAGAGGCATCCACCATTCCGGCGATTTTGACCGCCAGCTCGTACTCTTTTTTGCTCGACATCCGCTACCCCTCCTTTAAGCATTCTATGATTTTTTTTATCTCATCAAGTGGCTGGGACATCATATAGTCCAGCCCCGTCCGGGTGCGAATTGCCAATCCAACCACACACCTCCGGATCGCGTCTATATCTCCTATCCCCTCGCGTAAAAAAAAGTTGCCACCATGTCACGCAAGCGGATGCTGTCCCGCGCACTCATGCGATCGCAAAAGTTACTGGGTCTCTTATTGACTTTCGCGCCGACCAACAGTGCATACTCTCTCGTGGTGTCCATTCGCATTCCGTTATAGCCTCGTTTCAGCATCTCGCGATCGATGGAACACAGATCGCCAGCCGTTAAATCTACCAGTCCATTCATGTCAAGCTCCACGATCTCCTCGCCATCGTATTTGTACGGATCCGCCAGTTTCATGATGAGCTCCTGGCGCATCTCGTCCGTGATTTCCTCTTTCTCTTCGGTTCCTTTGGTTGCTGACTCTTTTTTCTCGTTCTCTTCCATCTTGCCCTCCATTAGCACATCTTGCGGATTTTTGCAGTGATATCTTTTCCATTGATGACCACCTTATTCGAGATCTTGTCAATCTCCAGCACGCTCTCTCCATTTAATTCGATGAGTAAACGGTTGACTGTCATCGTGATTTTAGAGCCAAACGTCTCTCCTCTCTTCACATTGCCAGGACTGAGGTTCTTGACCTTTCCGCTAACCATGTATCTAAACTGAATCGCGTCTGTCTCTCCTGTTCCTCTATTCTCTGTCTGGATTGCTCCTCTGACATTAAGCACAGCATTCTTGGTAGTATCAAGGTAGTTAATCAGCTGCGTATATGGCGTGTCTACCGGAATTTCCTGTGTTATCACATCGTACAGGCCGAGTACCACCACTTCCATCGGACTCATTCCGGCGCCTTCCATCTGCACCGTTTTGGCCGCGACCTCTGCAAGCGTCATATCGTTTGTGACTCCGATAACCTTGTTTCCGTCTCCGTCGTAGACTCCAAAGTCGTTTAAGACCTGCGGAATTATTGATGTATCAAATCTTGGCATCTTATACACCTCCCATTGCATCCGTCAGAATTGACGGGTCAAATCGAATCTCATCTGTAATGTGCTGCGCCGGTCCCCAGAATGCGATATCCGTCTTAAATGCCACCTCTCCGTCTGTGAGCGAGGTGTTCTCTGCATCGTAGCTGATCGTACCGCCAGCAATCTTGTCCGGCGTCAAGCTGTTCAGATACTGATTCTCGCTGTCCGTGATTGCCTGGATCAGCACCGGATTCGCATTGTCATCGACCTTACTCTTATAAGTCAGGATGATGTGGTTCCGGTACCACGACATCATGCGGCGACAGTTGATCCATTTATCCTTCATGGTCGTGACTCCCGGATATGCTGCAGTCACATTCCCCCAGGATCTCCAACCGTTATCATTGATCGCGGTCACGATGCCATAAGAGTTAACAAGTTCCGCCTGCGCTGTGTCGAGCAGGATTTCTGTCCCGTCTTCCAGAACTGCCGCGTCAATATTTAACAGCTCATTAGACGGAGACTTGCACGGTACGTCGTTATTTTTGGACATATCCGTGTAAGCTGCCATCGCCGCCCAAACTGCTGAGTAGCTATAGACTGCGTCCCCCTTTTTAACCAACGGCCAGCAAAGGATCTGATGCTTTCCAGCCACACCCATGGCCTCTTTTTTCTCTTTCAGCCCAGAATATTCCCGGGCGGTGGTGGTGTCCATATCGACCACACATTCGCAGGTAAATACACCGTTTAAAGACTCGCATTTTGCCGCCATCGCCGCAGCTACAACCGGCTTCTTAGACCATCCAGGACACACCAACAGCCCCGGAGTCATGCCAAATTTAGGGTATACCTGGCGGATTAGTTCTATTCCCGTCTCGAGTCCAGTTGCCACATCATAGCCGCCCACGATGTCAGACTCTGACACCTTGCTCGGGTCCAGCTGTGTCGCCGTCACATTGATGGATGTTGCTGTCGCGCCTTTTCCGCTACTTAACAAAGTGATGTCAATCTCCCCAGTGCTATCAAAGCTGGCGATATAGTCCTTATCTGCTTCCAGCTTGGTGCTTGCCTGGTCCGTGACGCTCAGAGTCGCCATCATGATTCCCTGCTCTGCGATGTGCGCCGTTTTAGCTACGACCGCGACCGTCTTTTTGCTGAGCTCTTTTTTGTGTTTTTTCGGATCCAGCACGTTAATCATCACATACGGGGCGATGTTAAACAGATCGCCGTTTGCCGAGATGGACTGACAGATGGTGTAGCTATCAAAGTCGCTACTGTAACCCATCTTTCTCTGTGCCTCGGTCTTGCTATAGGCAATCACCGGGGTATTTGCCGCCGCTTCCGGATCCTCCGCTAAGTTGATCGGGGCTACGCCGACGATCACCTGGAATCCCGCGCTGCCCGTCTGTGGGGCAATAGACTCCACTTCACTCTCTGTGGTTTCGATTCCGTGTTTAAATGCCATCTTTACTCTCCTTTCGCTATAATCTCAGCTGCTGCCGCGTAGCATCGGCTGATTGCTGACTCTGGATCATCCTTGGCTTTTCTGGCTGCTACCAGATCGTTGATATCAACGATCAGCTCTGCAAACAGCGGGTATTTCTCCACCTTTTCCGCCAGCGGCTCCGGAAGCCCGTTGGTGTACACACTGGCGTATGCTACGCCCTTAAATGTCGGTCCGATGTACATCTTTGTTGATTCTTTCTTTACAGTTTCCACCGTTTCTTTTTTTTCGGTCATGTAAACCTGCTCTCCCTTCTGATTCCTGCAAATTCAAATTCCAAGACCGCCGCGCCCGTGAAAAATGGGTAGACATCCTCATCCCCTACAGCCCAGTCAATCTTGCCCGTAAACGTATATTGACGATCCAAGACCGGATCCTTTGCAAATCGCTCATAGACCGCAAATATTAAATTTAAAATGTCCCTGTGTCCCTGATTCTCGGGACGGTTATCGTAGATGGCAAACTGTACCGCTACGGTAACCTGTTGCTTTTCGTTCGGTCCCTGGACTGTGCCGCTGTCAATCTTAACGACGCACCAAGGGCACTTACGGGTCACGTCCTCCTCTGTCTCTGCTGTGTAGTCCATCGCATAGACATCTCCCTCTTCTTCCGGTTCCTTCTGGAGTTTCGGAAGCGTCTGGGTGTACACCCGCAGCCGTTCCGTCCTCTCATTGGTCTGAGGTTCAAAAAAGCGCATCCCGTCGGTTATCTTTTCAATTTCCGCCGCCAGTGCCGATTGCAAAAACAGCGGCGTTTTTGCCGTCACAAAATCCATTTACTTTCCTTTCTCGAGCGCCTTGTCGAGGGCTTTCTGGCACTCTTGCTGGAGCAGCTCCCCGATATCATCGCTAACCGCTCCATATACCTTTTCATTTTGAACCATGACCTTATCAGACGATCCCATAAGCGCTTTTACTTTGTCGTAGCCCCACTCATTTGCCTTGTGTCCCTTGGTTTTTCCGCCACCTATCCGGACTACAAGTAAATCTTTTCCGTTTGGGGCATTAATGGAAAATGCGTTGCTAAGTGCTTTAAGCCTACCCTTTTTGAGCTGCGCCGCCCTGACCGTGATTTTCTTCCGCTTGCCATTTTTCCAGATCGGTGCGGTAGTCATTCCCGCCTTGTTGACTCGGAAGCTGTTCAGACGGTGCTGCTCTGAGCGAAACAGAATTTGCACGCTTGTATTCTTGACGCTCGCCTTATCAATGGACGAGCGCCCCAGGATCCCCTTCGGGGCACCTCCTCCATAAATGCTCTTAGCCTGCTGCGCCAGCTTTTTTTGTGCCTTTTTGGCTGTGTTATTAACAGCCGATTTAAAAACTGATTCCTCCGACTTTTCTAGTGGTTTGATCGCCTCGACAATCCGGTTGTACATGTCGGTATCAATGCTGATCTGTATCATGCTCTGATCGCCCCCAGTGTGATGGAATACATTCCGCCCTCATCGATGCAGTCCTGGATGGTGTAGATCTGGCGATCCATCGTCAACTGACGACCAATCGCCGGAATCTTTCCAAACTCACGTTTAGCCACATAAATGATGATCTGGCGCTCAAACAGACCGTCGGTTCTTCCGTTTTCGGTCTGTTTTTTGCTACGTTCGACCACCTCGTTTCCATCCACAACGACCGTCATCAGTTTTCCGTCTATGGCATGCTGCTCTCCAAATTCATCGCCGTTTAAAAAAACCTTGTTGACATCGTCCATTAAGATGCTCTTAAATCCCATAGCCGCTCCTTTTTGGTCTCCGTAGTGCAGCCTAAACCACGTCAGTGCATTCACTATCCCAGCAGATTGACAAGGATTTCCGTGTCTGCTGCTGCCGCTGCTGCCGCCGCATATCCCGCCGGTGTGTTGGATGTCGATGTATTTGTGATTCCTGTTCCGTCAAAGTACACAGCCGCGCCCATCTCGATCGCAGCCGTGCCGGTCTTTGGCATTTTAAACGCTCCATCCATGCAGACGGTTCCCGCTTCCCCCGGCAGGATGTCGCATGCGGCGACTCCTACTCTGGTTTTTAATGCGATAATGTCGCCTGCCTCGATAGCCGTTGCGGTTCCGTTCGGGTAGTCCAGTTTCTTTCCAGCCTGTACATATGTTGCTTTTGCCATCTTTATACCTCCCTTTTACAGTGTTGCTCCGTCGTTTCTTGCAATTCCGCGGAAGTCTCTGACTGAGATGCCCCAATCTGTGTAGATGTCCCATACGAATCCAAGCGTTCCCGGAGTCTCCATTCTTCTCACAATCGGTGTCTCCTGGCCGTTTAAATAATCAACCTGGATGGATTTAGCAGACATCGGATCCGCTACCATGAACCACGGGAGCTGCTTTCCATTTGCCAGCGCATTGAGGACTGGAGTCTGAATCACCTGGATCGGATAGTTCGCCATCGGGTTGTAGTCGTTGTTTGCACTTCCCGGCACGTGAGTGGAGTTGAGAATCACAGAGATGTCAAACTGATAACCAACCGGTACAATCATGAATTTCGGATTTACATAGATAGCCTCACCAAACGGATCCGTCTGCTGCTGCATCTGTAAGATCATCTCCTGCATAGCTGCCTGTGTCGGCTTGGATGCTTTTGCAATCAGGTTCTTATGCTCCGCTCCAAACAGCTTTTTACCATCAAAAACAGCCCCGTTCTTAAACAGAATGCTGTATACCTGCTTATCAATCGTCTGCTTCGCTTTAGCTGCATACTGTCCAGGTACCTTCGACAGGAAACCAATGTCATCATTTAAGAATGCCTGTCTTGTCATGCTGAACTGCTTTGCATATGTCTCCAGCTTTCTTGTCGGAAGAACTACCGTTTCCGGCTTATCTGCCTTAATCTCTCCATTTTCTCCGACCCTCTCGAAGTCTCTCAGACCACCCATGACATATTCATGATCTTTGGACTCCTTGAAATCTGTCAGGGTTCCCTTGGTTGTCCACAGCTGGAAGGTAGTCGGCACCTGATCATAGATTGTTACAATGCTTTTTTTGATCGTCTGATCCATGATAGCCGGGAATGCCGAAGACGGATTGTAGAACTGTCTGCACAGGTTGTCATACAGCTGATCACCACTCATTCTCAGCATGTCTCTTGTGTCCTCTCCCTCTCTTGAGAGACACTCAATTGCGAGGTTTTTAAGCGACATACCACGGAAGTCGTTTGCTCCATCTGCTGGCTTGCTTACCGTGACTCCTGCTCTGAGTGCAAGTCCATCTACAGCTGCTGCTCTGAACTTATCACCTTCATCCTCAGTTACTCTCGCTCCAATCGGGCTTTTGTCCCTTGCCAGCTTTTCGAGGACCATACCTCTGACTTCCTCGACTGTGTTGCCGGAATCGATGTATCCATCTACATCGCCATCCATTCCGAAGCTTCTGCACAGCTGGCGAATTTCTTTGCAACGCGTACGCTCTTCTGCGAGTGCTCTCTGAGCTTCTGTCTCTCCGCCTTCCGGATTCTGTCCACCTGTCTGCTCAGTGCCTGGCGGATTCTGTCTCTCCAGCTCTTCAAGCTGTGTCTGCAGATCGTCCCACTCTCTTTTTTCATCCGGAGACAAATCTCGGTTCTGTTCCTTTGCCTGATTCATGATCTCCTGCTGTCTTGCAAGAATTTCTTTTTTGCCCATTAATCAAATCCTCCTTTTGTTTATCTGAAGCTGTCGGCTGTAATAGTCGAACGTTCTTCCATTTACCTCATCCATTGAGCGCCCTATTCCAACCGTCGCATCGGCCGGAATAGATACAATCGAAATCTCATATGGCATCCATCTTTTTGCAATGTTGCACGGTCCTTTAAACCTTCCATCGAGCGACTTCTTGCCCTGTTGCACGGTCTCCCAGTTGCTGACACGATATCCTGTCGAAACACCTCTCAGTGTGCCGGATTTTACTTTTTGATAAATCTTCTCAGATTCATCATCCTCGTCAAATCGAATTTTTGCCTTTCCACGATTGGATTCAATCCATGCTTTCTCAACTTTTGCCACAACAATGTTTCGATTGTGGTTAAACAGTACACAGCCCATATCAGTCAATCTTGACATGTCCACACAGCCATCAGAGTGATCCAGAATCTCCGGTCCCCACCATCTTTCAACAGCAATCTCGGATGAGAAGGACAGCTCTACTGTTCGTTCTTCGCCTTCTACTGCTCTAAACTCCATAGAGACCGAGCGTTCCAGGGTTCCGGACATCTCACTATTTTTCTTCTGTTCTCTTTCGGTTCGCACCAAACATCACCTCCTTCATGTCAATCCCTTTTTCGTTGCCGTACTCAATAATTTCTGAGATCTCATCCATTAGCTCTTTCCAGTCTCTTCCCTGCTCTGCCGCCAGGTCAGCCCAGCTCTTCTGGCCGGTTCTAAGCGCCACTTCGTTGGATTCCGCTTCCTTCTTCGGGTCAATCCACTTCTTCGGTGCTTTAATCCACTTATGCTTCAAGTAATCGTCTTTATTTTCCCAAAAATCCTTAATGATTACCTTTCCAGACAGAACGCAGGAAATAACAAAGCTTTCATAGATTTCTGTCAAAATATCTATCAGATGCTCACTATCCTCACCGTATGTCAGCTCATCCTCGATTGCTCCCTGGCGGGCGGAGCTGTAATTGCTTTCTGACATATCCCGGCTTACCGTCTCGTAAGACAATCCCTGTCCGGCTGCTATCATCCGGATGTGCTGCTTCGAAAATGCCGTTGCATCTGATGCCTGGCCGGATGGGTTCACAGTCTCTACGTCATCCCCTTCATTCAGGTTCATGATCATTCCAGGTGACACGGTCTTTCCATTGTAGTCATACCTGGTTCCATCTTCCGACCGTACTCCTCGGCCTCCAACTCCAAGCCCCGGCTGCGGCTGCGTTCTTTTGATAAACACAGATAAGCACGCCAGGATTCTCTCTTTTACACTGACCGCCTTGATGAATTCATTCAGATCACGGATTCTTGTGAGGGTCTGGCTTAAATCAGACACTTCCCGAATCTGCGTCGGCCGTTTCTTCGTGTACCAGAAGATTACGTCTTTTGCCTCCACATAGATCGGCTCCGTGTTGATCGTCCCATCAATGTTATAGGTGCTTACGAAGTAACCAATCGCCTTGTTGTAAGAATTGTACTCAATTCCTCCAACAACCTTATTCTCCTTGTTGCGAGGAACCATATAGTTTGTGTCCAGCTCATCCACCTCAATGCACTGGAGCTGCAGCGGGATAATGCCATCTTTCGTGTAGCGTTTCAGAATCAGGATTCCTCCATCTACTTTTTTTCGCTGCACCGCCATTCTCATCATTTCATTCAGGCTCTGGACTCCCGTTACGTCACAGTTTCGGGCTTTACACCACTTTTTCCACAATTTCTCAATCTGGCTGTTGATATCTTCATCGCCGGTCTTGACCCTCAGCCTATAACCAGCGCCATACACATTTCTTTTATGTGCACTAATGACCGCATTGGTGGCATCGGAGTTTCTCTCCAGGTCTCTCGCCCTCGCTCTCAGCGTGTCACGACTGTACCTATCGGTTGTCTCGGCCGATTCGTTTGATGCCCGCCAGTTCGAGTTAAGCCTGCTATGATCCGCTGCATCGTAACCTCTCTCTCTAAGGGCCTGCCGGTATATCTCCCGTCGATAGCCAGCTTCCGGAGATATCCAGGCAATCGCCTTGTCCAAAAAGTTCCCCATCTTTACCTCCCGTCAAACACGGCTACAACCGTGTCTCCAAACAGGTTATTTTCTTCTCCCGCTGCGATCTCGGCTCTGAGCTGCGTCTTCATCTTCTGCAGCATCCCAAGATCGGCCCTCGTCAACTGTTTGGTTCCAATTCTGTAGCTCTGTCCACCAACCATGATTTTGTAAATGGCTTCATTTATGACAGCAAGCTCTTCTTCTTTTGTTTCAAAGCCTTCCATTGTGCCTCCTTTACAAAATGCGCATTTCTAACTCTTGCTCGAGCGCCAATGCCGCCCATGCTTTCAGATTCATTTCTACGCTCCTGGTTTCTCTTCCGGTTGCTTTAAATGGGTAAATGCCTGGCGCTACTCCTATGTATGCCATTCTTCCAAGCGTCTGCCCGATTAATAATCTAACATCTGTATCTCGCATCCGTTTTCTACTGTCTCCTCTGCTTTCACGTAGACTTTATTGACCGCATCCGACATTCTTGGATTGATTCTCGTGACCACAGCCCTCGCCGCTTGCGGAGGTATCATTACTCCCGTTTTGTCTTCATCTCCAAGTCTCGCAATCAGATTACTTTCAGTGAAGTTCGCAATCACGAACTGGCTTCCTACTTCTTCAAACTCAAACAGTACTTCTTTTCCTGCTGTCGTTCCTTTTCTTACTACTCTCATGCTTCCCTCCATCAAATCCAATTCTCGTTTTTCTCAATCCAGGCTTCTTCCGGAGCTTTCTCCGGTACCTTTGGTTGATACTCGACCGGTTCCGACTCTAAATGAAGGCTTCTGACTCCTCGAATCTCTGCCGCCGTCATTGCATAGACCTCACAGTCTAAGTAATGGTTGTCCGCGTGGCTGAATTTAGGAGTCCACTTTACGGTTTTCTTTCCGTTCCCGGTTTTTGTCGAAACCTTATGCTCCGAAGTCACTTGCTTTGCATACTCATCATCGCAGTCTTTGTATACCATCCAGCTTCCGGTTCCGTTCTCTCGCTGCATTCTGGCTGCAATCGAATCCTTTATCTGATCTCCATCTACGATGACAAGCTGCATTCCATATGCTCTGGAATCCCTTTTATCAACCTTTGAAATCTTATACCGGTCTCTCATCGGGTTTGATGCGCCTTTTACAGGTGCGGCCCAATCTGAGTTATCGATACAAAAGTCGTATGTCGCATCTGCTTGATATCCAGAGTCAATCAGTGCCAATTCAACTACCAGACTTCGCCCATCCTCCGTTTTGTACTCAAGTCCCATCACGCGTTCAATGTCTGCAAACGATAAAACCTGTCCGTGCGTAATGTTCTGACTCGTCGTGTGATCTCCAAATGCTCGGATCGTGTAGTAGAGGCTCGTCTCCTGCACATCCACGCCGCCGGTCAGCATCTTAGCCCATGCCGGGACAACAAATTCCGGCAGGTCTGTTTGCCGCTCCATCACTAAGTCCTCCGACGTTTTGAGCTTGGTATCTTCCCACGCCTCGCCCAGCCAAGAATTGACAAAGTTTTGCAGCTTGTCCGGATCGTCTTTGGATTTTAAAAACTCCTCGACGATATCCGCCCACTTCAGAAACATGGAGTAAAGAGAGTTGATCCAGAAGCCTACCGACTTCGGTTTTCCGATTCCTCGCTTTTTGACCGCTCTCCATTCCCCGCCCCGCAGCATCTTGGGCTTCTGGCTGTCTGTAATCTCACAGCCGCACTCCTGGCAGACATAGACCGCTGTCTGTGCTCGCTCATATGCACTCATTGTTTTTGCCTCGTCCTTGTCAAAGATGATTTGCTTAAATTTAAGCTCTATGTATTCTCCGCAATGCGGACACGGCACGAAGTAATGGCGCACCTCATCCGCATTGTCATGCAGATCCCAGATATAATTTGTCTTTAAGGTCGGCGTCGAGCAGGCAAACACCTTTTCTTGTGGTCGGAATGTCTTGGTACGCTCTAGCGCCAGGTTGTACGGGGATGCCTCTTTTTTGGACGCTCCGCCCATCTTATCGATCTCGTCAAAAAAGAGATATTTGATAGGCTTAGACGCCAATTTCGCCGGAGAGCCAGCGCCGCGCAGATAGAGCAGCATCGGTTTAAATTTGAGTTTCAGCTCCTTGGATGCGTTCTCCAGAAAGATCTGTTTAATTTCTGGAATCAGACGAAAAGCCGGCTTTAAAAAGTCGTTTGACACGTCTTTTGCTAAATCATCCGACGGATAGACGATCATTGTCGGCGCCGGTTGCTGCATGATGATGTAGCAGAGCATGTTTATCAGCGCCGCCGTCCCTCCAATCTGTGACGCCTTGCAAAAATACACCTGGCGAATGTACTCATCGTTTAGGGTATTCATGATCTCGACAAGGTACGGCGTGACGTCGTTGGACCATCGCCCGGCGAGGTTGCTGGAATCGTCTAGGATTCTGTGACGCTCCGCCCAGTCGCTAACCAGCAGCATCTCCTGCGGCTTCAAAGCCTTGCAGGCAACGCGCATAAAAAGCCGTTTGGTCTTTTCTCTGGTTCTGCTTCTCTGACTCATGTATCCCCATCTTCCTCCTCGTCCTCTTCTTCCATCTCTTCAAAGGTTCCGGCCGCCTGTCCGTCGATTTCGTCCGGATCGTATTCCGACAACTCCTCCAGCGCCTCGTTGAGCACCTTGGTGACCGACTGCACAATCCGGTTTATGTCGGATTCCCCCGCCGTCTGCATCGCAATCTTGGTCGGTAGGGATAGGATCCGGCTTTTAAAGCGTGTCAGCATGTCCGTCAGAAATGCCTCCACATCTGCCGCCTCATGCAGTTCTCTCCGCAGCCTCCGAAGCCTCAAAATTGAGATCTGTTTCTTGACTTCTTCGTGCTGCGCCTGGATCTGTTCCTTGCTGATCGATGCACTGCGTCCCATTTCCGCATTTACTTTAAAATTGATGTACTCCTGGACACAGTTTTCGAGGATGTATCCGCGACCCTTTGGAGCTGTTTCAAACAGTCCCTCCTGACGCAGATTTCGCACCTGACGCGCTGAGATTCCAAGGCATTGAGCCAATTCTTTTTGATTCACAATCATGCTGTCTGTCTTTTCCTCCCATCGTCAGATTTCTTCCCCGTTCCGGGAATCGGAAAAGCGGAAGGAAGTACCATATTTTTTTTGCTTTTATCGGCAAAAAAGCTGCGCGTTCCCCGCCCCGCATGGCTCCCGGGGGGTGGGGAAGTACCTTTTCAGATCGCCCAGGCTCTCCAGAAAACCAAAAAACAGGGGTACCGCCTTGTTCTGGGCATCCCCCTGTGTCTCTATTCTTTATACTGAGCCCGTCTCCATGCTCTTTCTTTCTCTTCGCTTTTCATGTTATCATAATAGCACGATGCAATGTCCGTTTGAGTCTCATTTTTCATTTGTTTTTCTGATTCTGCTTTCTCTGCCTCTCCTGCTGCCACGGCATCCCTCTGTCCGCCTGCCACTTCTCATAGCTCTCTCGATTCTCTTCAATCATCCTTTCGATTTTCTCCTTGCTAAGCAGCATAGCAATCGCACTGTTATATCTTTTATAACACTGACTCCGTGACATCGGGATGCTGTCTTGTATCTCCTTCCATGGCTTTGTATCAATGTGGCGCATCTCGCAGATCTCCCGCTCCAAGCTATCCCACGGCAGCTCGTCCAGAATATCCATGACGCAGACGATCGCCTGCTCTATCTCTTCCTGTTGCTTATAAATCTTATCCTCAATCTCCGACATTTTTAAAACAATTCTAGCCGCTCCCTCATCCTCTCCGGACGTTCTGGGTAGCGGCTTGCATCTTACCCCGCCAAGCGGGGCATTTCTCTCTGCTCTTATCTTTTCCAGCCTCTCATCAAGGTGCTTCTTTTTCTGGCGTGCCCGGTAAATCCTGCCGAGCAGCCATCTCAGAATTTCCTCTCTTTCGTTTTCCTTTTTCATCCTCTACCTCCACCAGTTCCCGCCCATCCGTTTGCATATCATCCTTCTGGCGTTTCGCTCCGCTTTGATATATGCGCGCGTCCTAATCATTGGTCTGTGTCTCATCCGACGATCGTTATTTGCCGCCATCCGCCATGTGATCCGTTCTGAGTGCTCACGCGACAGAGGCGATGCTTTTATATTCTCTCCTGCACTCTCTCCAAAGCTTCTCGCATCGGCTCTTGGTTCTTTTTCTTTTTCGACTGCTACCGTCAACGCTTCTCCCCGCACTTCTGCCTCTTTCCGGTCTTCCTCTTCCTTCGCCACCTCAATCTCCGCCCGATGCTCATCAGTGGCGTGTCCTATCGGTGTGACTGTCGGCGGTTCTTTCTTGCTCTCCCCCATGATTTTCTTTCTCATCCAATCTATGATCCCCATCAAACTCATTATCGCATCTCCCTTCTCTGCTCAATTAAACGGCAGCCCTTCATCCTCTACTCCGTCCGGGATATTCATAAATCCGTCGGCGGTCACACTCGATGGCTGCGGGTTCTGGCTACTGCCTGCGTTTTCTGCCGCCACGTTCTTGCTCTCTGCAAATTCCTGTTCTTCTACAACCACCTCTGTTGTGTATACTTTCTGACCGTCGCGGTTCGTGTAGCTGCCTGTCTGGATTCTTCCGGTTATTACGAGCTTGATGCCTTTGTAAAAATGCTTCTCCGCAAACTCTCCCGCTCTGTCGAATGCGATGCATGGGATGAAGTCCGCCGTCTGTCCGCCTCCGTCCCTGCTGCCCCTGCGGTCTACTGCGAGCGTATATCTGGCGATTGCCATTGACCTCTCACCCTGCGAATATCTGACCTCCGGATCTCTTGTTAATCGTCCCATTAAGATGACTTTATTCATTTCCCCATGTTCCTCCTTTAAACATTTCCTCTCCTATTTCCGTGTATTTCTTCTGGATGCGTTCAAATTCCCGTTCCCACTTTTCTCCGTGCTCTGCTTCCATCCCTGCTGCCACGTGCGCCAGCTCATGTGCAAATATTTCTGTCGCGTCTTTGATGGTCAAACCGGCGTCGATTGTAATCACCGGCTTTTCTCCGTCAAGGTACTCTGTATATCCAAATACCGCTTTTCCTTCCTCATCTTCCAGGTTCTCTCCCATAAAAGCTATATACTCCTTATCTGGATAAAGGCTCTTAAATGCCTTATCCAGAATTTCAAACGGCGAATTTAAAAATATCATTTTTCTCCTTTCCTATGCTTCTGGTATCTTTTCAAACTCTCTGTATCCCCGCGACGCAATAGCCATCTACCAGCGCCGAGGATGTGCTGGCATCATCCACACCGACGATCGCAAGCTCCATCTTTCTCCCCGTCTGCTCTCCCTGGCTCATCTCGATCGCTGTCACAACCATTCCATGTTTTATCTTGATGTTTTTTAATATCAAATATTTTTTTCTCCCGGCGATGATGTCCGTGTATTCCGTCACGGACAGGCTGACGCTTATCGGTTCTTCTGTCTCTGACGGGAGCTTATTCAGCTTCTCCTCCCGAGCCATCCCCTCCAACTTTCTGGCAGTCTCCCGGTCGATGGCTGCCTGCTCCTCATCGTATCGCTGCTCTGGCGTTTTCTCCGCCTCTGCTTTATTGACATACTGATCGCAGTTCTCACAGGTGCTTGTCTTTACGTTGCAATCCGCGTATCTTTTGCAGGAGTAGCACAGAGACGTGATGCTGTCCGGGTGCGCCTGCTGCCATGCCGCATCATCCTCCTGCCCCGGCTCTGGCTGGCTTAACTGCTCTGACTGGTTTACCTGGGTGTCAGACTCTGACACCTGACCGTTTTCAGCTGCATTCTCATTTTCCGCCTCATCCGCAGCGCCTCCCTCAAAATCTCGCGGAAATTCCATTTGTCCTGGCAGATTGTCTGGGTCCGGCTCTTGTTCCTGCCTCTTGGCGTCCTTGACCTCTTTCCAGGTAGGCGCTTCTCTGCCCTCATGTGCTGCCAGAAGCTCTTTCTGCTCTTCCCTTGGCATCCCGGAGAGCTCATAGGCTGCCGAGAACGTCAGCTTACCGTCCTTTAATTGCTCCACAAATTCCGGAATCAGATTTGCATTGATGCCGTCAATCTGCGCGATCTTGGTTGCTGACAGCCGCATGATACCCGCCACTACGTCCCGGAGCTTTGTGCCGGACAGCTTGGCTCCCTGCAATGTGAGGTCGTGGTCTCTCATGTACTGCAAGGACTCCTTGAGCCGCTTTGCCTCCTCCAGCTGATCGCCTACCGTCTTTGTCCGGTAGGAGTTGGCAATGATGAGCTGCACCATCTCTTCACACTCCTCCGCCGGTGTCAGAATCTGACACGTTACAATTTCAAATTCTGTGTGACCGCTTTCAATTAGATGGTTGAGTGCTCTATATCTCTTCTCGCCGGAGATGATGCGATATTCTCCCAGCTCGCACGGTGCATATGTAACCGCTATATTCTCTATCAGTCCCACCGCGAGGATGAGGTCTGCCAGCTCCTCTATATCCTGCATCGAGTAAAAGTTTTTATCGTTGCTGTAGATCTTTGCGACGCTGATATCACGCGTCCGGAACCTCGCTTTCGGCGTATTCTCCGCTGCCGCCCTGCTGTTTTTATTGAGCGCATCCAAGACGCTCCAACCTGCTGCCATTGCTTATCCTCCTTGTCCTTTATCCTCGTATTTTTCCACATTATCCACATTTCGGGAGGGGAGCCGCTACCCCTCCACATCCTTTAACAACTCATCCGCGACGGCTCTATAATCTTTTGTCACGATTCCGTTTTTAGAAAACTTCGGCAGCGGTACTCGCTCCATCGTGGCTCTCTCAGCGATGATCGATCGTCTGACGACCGTCTGGAAGCATTCCTGACCTGACGACTGTTTCAGCCATTCCTCAACCTGGCAACTCGTCCCATTCTTCTGGCGCATCGTCATGAGTAACTTCATTCTGACCTCTGGGTTAAACGCCCGGAGGTCGTCCAGCTGCTCCTGCATATTTGTGATCGCCTCAATCTCAAAGCCCCCGACTTTAACCGGGAGAACTACGAGATCCGCAGTCACAAGGACGTTAATCGCCGTCATGTCCATCAGTAAGCCACAATCCACGATACAATAATCGTATTGATCGCGGACATCATCGATCGCCATCCGGAAGCGGAGGATCTGGTTGTCCTGCTCATCCTTTAAGAGATTCGCGTTTGTCTGCATCAGGAAGCCGTTCGCCGGAATGATGCTGACGTTTTCGCATTCCGTTTCTTTTATCAGGTCTTCCGTGTCATATGGTCCGCCGACGGAGGCGTGCTTTTCCAGTAACTCAGACATTCCCGTCCCCTCCGGTTCAAATTTACCGTACAGCATGGAAATATTGCCCTGCTGGTCGGCATCTACGATGAGCACCCGCTTGCCTTTCTCGACTCCGAGAATATAAGCCAGCGACGAGGCTGTCATTGTCTTTCCTACTCCGCCCTTCTGGGTCATTACCGCGATAATTTTCATGATGTGTGTCCTCCTATGTCAATTTTCAAATTCTTTCGTAGTTTTTCTTTCTTGATATCTGTTTGACCTGTCCATCCTTGTAGATTCTCAAGTTCGGATTCTTCATCCTATCGTTATTTTTCCCTTCGCCTTCATTAATCGGCCACAAATTGATATACTCCTCGATGACCTTGATCGCCTCGTCCGCTCCATAGCAGACCGCGCAGTAATTCCCGACCTCTGCCAACTCCCGAAGTACCTCTTTTTGGCTCTCCTGCAATGTGCCCTGGTCATATTTAAGCTCTATGTATAAACCGCTGTAGATGCCCTCCGGCACCGGCAGGCAGAGATCCGGAATACCGGCTACAACGCCCATCTGTTTGAGCTTGACCGCCTCCGCCTTGTTCCGGCTCCCACCATTAGGGCAGTGATGCAGGAGTTTTAACTCCGGGTGTCTCTCCTGCTGCCATCTCGCCCACTGGATCACATTGATCTGCTCTGTGTCCTCACTTCTCAGCCTGTTCCTCAAATTCATCCAACTTTTTCCTTTCATACCGACATTCTAGTCTTTTCCCGCCGACCGTGTAGCGTCCGACCTTGTTCCGGTCAGCGGTTATGCTAGCAAGATAGTAGCCATCTATGCCGCACATGTAGTCAACGTCCCCGTATCTGTTGCCTTTCGGAAGCTCTATACAATACCGGCAGTTCTGGCAGCATTCAACCTCTTTTTTCTTCACTTTCCCGCCTCGCCTTTTAATGATTCTTTTTAAGATGCCTATTCCCATTTTTATCAATCCTCCTGGTCAGATAGAGAATCTTTTCCCTCGCCTCGTCCCACTCCGCCAGTATCGGATCCGGAAGAACTCGATATCTCCCTGCTACCAGATATCCGCTATCATCTGCTCGAATAACCGTCGCACATGTCCGTCCTGCTATCCTGGCGATCTCTGCGTATGTGTATTCCCCCGAAATCTGCTGCCCCGTCTGCTCGTCAAATAATCCATGTAGCTGTTTCATTCTGTCTCGCTTTCTGATTCTCTTTCCGCCTCGTTCTCTATTTCTTCGGCTGTCTGGCGTTCCGCCTCGTCAAAGCCAACCTCTCCGATTACATTTAAGAAAATTGCAGCTATCGGTCCGTCTGTCAGCGCAACCATTTCTGTGTGATATTTTTTTCTTTCGGTGACGTTTACCGCTCCGATATACACTTCGCTTTCTGGGTCAAATCCCCGCAAATATTCAATCAGCTCTTTATTCTTCATCCTTTTTCTCCTCCTCCATCCGGTACCGAATTCCATATTTTCGATATACTTCTTCTCCATATGTCCGGATATCTATGTTTTTGTCTGCAAAAACTTCGTTCGTTT